TGGAGTTGTTGCCAGTGGCCGGAGTGGGCGCTTTTGGGGTGCCCGTGAACGTCGGCGAATCGATGTTAGCCTTGGTAGCGATATCAGCCGCAATCTGCGACTTGACGTAAGCCGTGGTAGCAACCTGGGTGGAGTTGTTGCCAGTGGCCGGAGTGGGCGCTTTTGGGGTGCCCGTGAACGTCGGCGAAGCGATAGGCGCTTTCGAGGCCATATCAGCCTTGAGTTGTTCGCCTAAAGTCTTGCCGCTAGGAAGTGTTGCCATGAGAGTTTCACCTGTAAAAGATTATGCGAAGTACGCGGTATTGAGCGCGTCAAGTTCCGCCAAAACGTCGCCGATTGTGTGATCGTCCAGACAATCGCGGTAAAAGATTGACGTGCCCATATAACCGTTATAGAGCGCCACGTATTGTTCAATAGTTTCAGTCGCCGTAACGCCGCCATTTTCCAAAGTGGTGACGCGCGTCGTGAGATTGCTGAGATCGGTAGCGCTCGCGCACGAAGCGAGGCCAGTAGCAACGAAAGCCGTGCTAGCAGCCTGAGTAGTCGCCGTACCTTCGCTTGCCGTCGGGACCTTCGGAACGCCGGTAAACGTGGGCGAGGCGAGCGGGGCGAACTTGTCCTTGATTTGGTAGACAAGACGCTTCAGCCCTTCAAAGTCGAGAATTTTGTTAGCCATAAATCACACCTGCCTCGCCTTCAGAAAGGGCCGCACCGGTAACAAGAGGGAGAGAAATACCGGTGCGGCCCCATCCTCTAGCGCCAGCCAAAGGTTTTCAAGGCCCGAAAGGGATTACGCAAAGAGCGCATCGATTTCGGAGTTCGAGGCCGTCTCATAGGTGAAGCTCACCGCGAGGGCATCCCAACCGGTAGCGCTCTTCACGACGTTCGTACCGGCGGCGTGATGGCCTTCGTCATCGTCGAATTCAGCCGCGACGTTGTACACGTCACCGAGCGACGCATCGGCGGGAAGCTTGTCGTACGAAGCAACGGTACCGACATAGCGCATCACGGTCGTGATATCAGCCTTGAGCGCGTACGCGGACAGGTCCACATTCACGCCCTTAGAGGTGATGGCGAGCGGAGAGCCGTTCACAGACACCTTTTCAATGATATTGACCTGAGCACCGGCTTCGATGCCTTCAACCTTGGAGAAGTGCTCCTTGCTCTCAAGGCCGTCAGCCTCGGCAGTCGCCTTGACGTAGGTCGTATCCTGCCCCGGAATGCCGAGCGCGGTGATATCAGCCTTGACAACGGCCGTAGACGCAGACACATGGCCTTCGCCGTCAACCGTAATCTTGTACAGGCCGCTATCCTTGGCGGTGTACTTTTCGTGCGTGTAAACCGCGACTTCCGTGCCGTCGATCTTCAGCTTGCCGTTGTTCGCGGAGGCTTCAACCTTGGTAGCGCCTTCGGAAACGCCATCAAGCTTCGCCTTATCGGCGGCGCTCATCAAACCGGCAACGGTCTGAGTGGCGTTTTCGTACGTCGTGTCCTGAGCAGGAATGCCGAGAGCCGTAATATCAGCCTTCGTCACCTTCGTGCCGGTCGTGACATGGCCCGTTTCGTCCGTGCTGATCTTGTACAGCCCAGCTTCGAGAGCGGTCTGCGTCGGGTGGATGTAAACATCAACCGCCTGACCGTTGATGGTGAGCTTGCCGTTAGTGGCGTTCTCTTCAACCTTCGTCGCGCCTTCGGTGATGCCTTCAAGCTTCGAGAAGTGGGCGGCGCTCATCAGGCCGTCAGTCGTGGCCGTGGCGAGGTTATAGACGGTCTCGGGGACGGTAACCGTAACGAGGTCCGAACCGTTGATCGCCTTGAACGTGATGACGCGGCCTTCGATGGACGCGCCGCCAACCGCAACCGCCTTGATCTTGCTGTCGTAGTAAGTAAGGCCGGTGAGGTCTACAAACTTAGTTGCCATTTTTCTGCACTCCTTTTGTGCTTAATGGTTGATTAAAAAAGATTTTCAATATCTGCGGCCGTTACCTCTTGGATATCGCCCGCGTCCCCTTTCTCGCCCTGATCGCCCTTGTCACCCTTGTCCCCTTTTGGAATACCGAAAGTGAACGTAGGAGCCGCAAGCTCACCTGACTTAGAAACCGTTGCTTCACTGCCCGCAGGCAGCGTTTTCGCCGCTACGCCGATATCGGGCGTAACGCCATCGGTGCCGTCTTTGCCGTCAGCACCGTCTTTTCCATCCTTGCCGTCAACACCGGCCGCGCCATCCGCGCCGTCTTTGCCTTGCAGAGACTCAAGCCACTGGTCTTCAGTCCCCTTGAAACCGTGCTCAACAGCGATCTCGTATGCGGACGCGCCAGTAGCGCCCTGAAAAAGCTCTGTCGCAATACCGATAGGCGCGGGGCGACACTGACAATTGCAATTGCTCATTTGCTTATCCTCGAATCTTTATTTCGCCAAAAAGAAGGACGTAGGTCTTTCCGAGACTCGTTCCCTTTTCGTATGTCGCCGTAATGCGATAGGGCATGGCGTAGCGGGGGTATTTGGCAATCGTCTCGGGGGAGAAAACGGCGAAAAGAACGTTCTCCGCCGTGTCCACCTTGAGCCGCCCGTCTTCGGTCGTGAGCGTGTCAACAACTTCGGAAGACAGGCCGCCTTTGATGATTTCGAGCGCAAGAGAAAAGCCGCGCAGGCGCAAGGGACCGCGCCCGCACCCTTCGTAGCCGCACGGGAGGCGGCAAGCGATGAAGGAAAGCGGGAGGGTTTTGGCTATGCCGCGCCGAACCTCGAAATTGAACTTCGCTACCATGCCCGGCCCCGCTTTACGCCTTAGCGGCCGCTGTTTCGTCAGCGGCAAAAAGCTGATCGATTTCGTCTGTCTCGATCATCTTGTTGTAACTGCCCAAAAGCGCCCAATTGGTACCATCGAAAACGAAGATGTAGAGCCCGCCCGCGACGATCTGGGAAGTCGAAACAGGAGAGTCGCCATCCACCATCGGATAAGCGCCCGTACCGTTAACGTTCAGAGTCGGGTTTTCGGCAGTGTTTTCGTTGACAAAGCGAACGATCAGCATTGCGCCCGTTGCGAGAACAAAGCCGTCATACGTAACGGCCTTTTTTGCGTTGGTGGCGGAGGTAGTGCATTCGCACCAAGACGCGCCTGACTTTTCAGCCAGTGCAGCAAAGTTCTCGTCGATCTCGGTGTAACGAGAATTCCACAATTCAGGGACGGCCGCCGGGCGATCCTGTCCAATGGGCGTGATTGTCGTGTGAGGGAGTTTCGTAGCCATTTTTAGAATCGCACCTTCACGTAAATGTCATAGCGTTCGTCGTTTTCCTTGATCTTCGGCGCAAAGTTTTTGACGCCAATGACGTTGCCATTGCTGTCAATCAGCGCGGCCTCAGACAGGTACGTTCCGACAAGTTCGCTAGATTCAATCGAGCCTTTGCCCGTGACGGACAAGGAATCCTCTTGCTTGATGAGCGTCAGCTCTTTGCGCAAGCACTCGTGATTGAGAGAGGTCTGGTTTTCGGACGGGGCCAAAGGCTCCATCGTCGCGGGGTCGTGGCCTCCGTCACCGAAAGCCATGTATTTGAGCGGGGCAAGCGTGGACTTGCCGGCCATGTGCGCGGCAATCTGCTCCCGGAAGTAAGTGGTAAGGACGGCATCGGTAGCCATGAGCCAACACCCCAAAAAATTCTTAACTCTGAAAATTTTGGGATGTGGCTAATGCCGTCTTTCGTGGATTTTTCCTCTTTCGCGCAGTGAAAACGCGAAATCAGGCGTCAGGCCTTAGAAACGATGATTTCCCACTCGATTTTGTGTGGCGATATGCGGTATTTGTAGTCTTCCTCGCCGTCAATGCCGAGGTTCCACACGTCCGCATCGCCCACACGGGCGATAACCAAATCGGCCCACGGGAAGCCGACGACGACTTCCTTGCCTAAGTTGGTATCGAATTCCACCGGCGTACCGCCTAGGCGGATGTAGTAAGACGGATCGGCATCGGTGCCCAGGTGCCACACACCGGCATCGTCCGAGTGCATGATGCGATAGCCCGCCCACGGATACTGCGCCGTCGAATTCTTTTCCATGAAAAGGTACTTCTCCATTTTCATGTCAAGAACCGAGTCAAAACGCAGCCAGAAACGGAACTGGGGTACAAGACGCGCCGGGAGAATGCTTCGGAAAATGTCTGTCAGCGTCGTGATCGAGCGCGTCGCAAGGGACAAGTCGAGCGCGATTTCGATACGGCTCGTCAGCCAGTACTTTTCGGGGTCAGGGACGAATGGCGTACCGTCTTCGTTATCGTCCAGTTCGGACGCAAGTCCTAGCGGATAAGGTTCGTCAATCGCTTGCCATAACTGCGCTACCTGACAGAGGTTCGGGAACAACAGCTGTAAATAGGTCCGCAGAAAGAACATCCCGCGCCCGTTGCGATTGCGCGCCCGCCATGCGCGATAGAGATAACGAACCGCAGGTTCCGAGCGGTTGCCCTGAAGCAAAACAAGGCCGTCAGCGTTCACCGCTCGCCGCACCAAGTCATAAGAACCAAGGTGCATAGCGCCGGAAACATTCACATCGTAGGTATCGCCCGCCAAAAGCTCACGAAACAGATCAATAAAGAGGTCTCGCAACTCTTCTTCAGAAGGGTCAACCGCAAAGCTTTTCTGTAAGGGCTTCAGTTCGGGCAACTGCACCGTATCGAGGTCAAAGCCCTCTGTCGTTTCAGTTCTCGCCGTCATGATTAGCCGCCCCAAGAATGCGCCGACGCGTTCGTTGCATCAACCGTGATCGTCAGCGAGGATTCGTCTACGTAACGCCACCGCTCTGGGCGTGTCTTTGTCGCCCCTTGCGCCGTTGCGATGAAGTCCGCGCCGGTATCGCGAAGGGCCACTACGTTCTCACGCAAAAGCACGTTCAAATCGCGGTTGGGAATCTTCTGATTGCCACGTCGGGCCGCCGCCGAAGTCTTGCCGTACTGCGTCAGAATCAGCTCCTTGATCTTCGCCGAAACGTCCTTAGCGACGTAGGGCGACGGAACTGAGGCATCAACCGTGACCGTTATGTAGGAAACGACGGGCGTAAAAAAGCGCACTTTGTAGGAATCATCCGCCGAAAGAATCAGGCGACGGATAGCCTTCTGAGTCTCCGTCAAGTCTTCTTCGGCAATCTCTTCAGGCTCCGGCTCTTCTTCGGCGTCAGCATCCTTCACGATCACCTTTTCCGAGTCGTCCGCGGACAAACAAGCCACAAAAATGGCGTTCACGTTTTGCACCGACGGACCGCGCGCCTGCTCTTCCATCGTCTCATTCCAAACGGAAAGGAATTGCAGATTCGGGTAGTTCTTCCGTACCAAAAAGCCGAATTCACCAAGAAATACGGCATTGTCTTGATACACGGCCGGGTACTTCGCCATATCCCGGAGAACCGTCATCGAAATGGGTGCCCCGCCGGTCGTGAGCTGTTCGTCCATCGTCATGACGATAGAAGAATCGTTCACGTCTTCCATTGTCTCGAATTGGAACGGGCTTTCGGCCGTTACGGTAATTTCGCCGTTGGTGTAGCCAATCGTCAGCGTGATTTGCGCGCCTTCGGACGGCTGTACGCCCACGACGCCAGAATAGCCAAAACGAACATAAAGTTTCTGCCGGTCATCGGCCTCAACGTTATAAATGCGCTCGCCCGCCTCATTATCCACGTAGCGGTTTCGGTACTCATATTCGCCGTCCACGTCAGAGACAGAGACAGAACAAATGTACGAATCATCATCCGCTTGCGGGATTTCGATGGCGTAGAAAGGCTCTGTGCCACTCACGGTATGAGTCGTGGTCACAAAACGTTGCTGAGTAGCCTCCACATAGGCCGTCGCCCCCGCTTCAATAACGACGGCGCTTTCCACTTTCCAGTAACGGCCATTGCTATCGATGAGACTGCGGCCCGTCGCCATTTGGTAAGCGTCCACGCCCTCATTAACGCACTTGATCCGTACGCGTGAGGCCGTGCCGCGCGGGACAATTCCTCGCATGGCGGCATCAGCCAGAACGATCCCGTCGCGTGTTTTGTCGAACTGCTCTGCCTGCGCGGTTTCCACCTGGGAAGAAAACATGGCGAGCATTGTCGCCATAGCCTCAAGCGCCTGACAGATTCGCGGGTCCCCGGCCTTATAAAGCGGGGCAATCGTCGGATAGTTTTCAATTGTGTTCGAAATCGCCTGTTGAAAATCGGACTTTGTGTACATTGGTTAAACCCCGTCGAGAGTTACGGTCGTGACGCCTGCCACCTCGATGACAATTTCTTTCTTGTCTATGCCGCGTTCCACCGAATAGATGTTCACGGCATTGGCAGAAAGCTTCAAAAGCAGGGCAATGTCTGAGCGAAGCTTTTGCAAGTAAGCGTCCACTGAGGCGCTGTCGCCCATTGGCAATTGCAAGAGCGCCTTAGCGTCCTGCCCGTAGTCGCTTCCCAAATAGCCATTGATCGGAGTTTTAAGCCAATGGCGAATCATGTTTTGTACGTCTTTTCCCGTGATCTTCGTGCTCATTGGTTTCCTCCTTAGCCACTCAATCCGCCGGTAACAATGTGGGCAATGTTCCGCTCCTTCACATCCTGTCCGGCATCGCTTTCAATGCGGACTGCCGTGACGGACGGCTTGCCACTGCTATTGAGCGGAGTCTGCATTGGCGCAGATTTCGCGGGCGCAGGAACATTCACCGACAAGGCGGGCGCAGCCGGTACGCGAGACGCCGAAACAACCGGCATCTGAGAAGGCGTCACGCCCAAATCGCGCAAAAAGTCCGCGCGCGTTCCGCCATCCGCGCGGGCGCGCTTATCAGCGCCAAATGCCCGTGTGATCTGGGCATATTCCACCGCCTCAGCCTCAGAAACGCCGCGAGCCTTTTCGGCTTCCATCTTCGCGCGAGCCGCAATGGTTGGCCCCTTCGCGGGCAACACCGCATCGGTCGTTTCAGCCGTTGCCTGCGCGGGGTTTTCGAGTCGGGCTAAGGCGACGAGACGTTCTTTTTCTTGAACCGCCCGCGCGGCCGTGCCCTTGCGGATATCGGCGCTTGAACCGGCAAACATGCGGTCGTTGTTAGCCAGTTTGTAGTCTTGAACCGCGCTGATGATTTGCTCATCGCTCATGTCAGCGATATTGCGGCCGCCAAGGGCTTTCTGAATAAGAGGAACAGCGCCAAACTTTCCGCCCGCTTGCCCCGCGCCGAACTGAACAGACGTGCTCCAGATTGCATCCTGAACAGCCTTGCCGCGCCCGCTCAAGTCAATACCGGCTTCCTTCAGCCCATCAACTGCCTTGTCGTAATGGGTGCGCTTAATGAAATCGTGCTGTGCCTGAGCAAACGCCGGGTCGTTCTTTGCCAGTCTCTGCCACTGACGATCAAAGTCGAACGAACCCTCCTGCATCCCTTCGAACTGCTTGCCATAAGGCGACTCATTTAGAAACTGACGCAAAGTGCCTGTTTTGCTCGAAAGCTGGTACGTGCCATAGGACTTGCCGCCGCGATCCCCGCGCCCGCTCGAAATTGTGCCCGCGCCCTTGCCGCCGCTTTCAAATGCCGCAGAAGAGTCGCCCAATTGCCACGTCTTCGGGTCGATTTTCTTTTGAGCCTTTTTCACACCCAAATCGAAATCCTTGCCCGAAAGTCCCAAAGACTTAGGCTCGTTATTCTTCCCGGTCACGGCCTCTTTCACCATGCCCGCCACGCCCTTGAACGCCCCCGCAACGGTCTGGGCGACGGTCGAAACCGTGCCGCCCACGTCAATGCCAGTCTTTTCCTTGATCCAGTCATTGACGCCCTTCAATTGGGCCGTAGCGCCTTCCTTCGCCTTGTCCCAAAAGCCTGCCACACCGGACAAGAGAGAGTCCCAAGCGCCCGAAAGGGTATCGGTGAAGCTAGTCCATGCGCCGGTAACGGTCTCAACCGCCCCATTCCAGGCGTCAGAAACACCGGCAATCGCGCCGTCCCAAGCGTTCCGAACAGCGTCCGCGCAAGAATCCCAGGCGGACGTAATCGCGCCGCCAATATCCATATGCCGCAGTTCGGAAACCCAACCGCCGACAGTCTCGCCTACGATCTTCCCCGCCGAAGAGCCGAAGAACATACCGGCCGCACTGCCCACAACGCCGCCAATTGCAGAGCCGATAGGGCCTAAGAACGACCCTGCCAGTGCGCCCATCTTCGCACCGGCGAAACCGCCCGCGATAATGCCCGCCGCGTCACCAATAGCACCGCCGGTCTGCTTGTCCTTTTGTTCGCGCGTGGTCGTGGTATCCAGCTCGGAATTCGCCACGTCGAAAATGCCCTTGCCCACGGCGAAAAGCGAACCGATGATCGGCAGTTTCCGCGCCATTTTCAGAGCGCCCGCACCGGCCTTAGCCAATGCACCGCCCGCATTCTTGAAAGGACCGCCGAGGAAATTAAAACTGTTTCCTCCGCCCGATCCACCGGCCTTGATCTTGTCTATATCGTCGGTGTTGTTCTCAATACCGGCAAGCGTCTTCTTTTCAGCCTTATTGAAGGCAGATTGTTCGCGACGGAAACGCGTCAAGCCGGAAAGGATGCGCTTTAAAAGCCCTTCTTCGCCATCATCAGCCGCCCATAAGCCCTTGAGAGCGCCAAAGGTATGAGATACCGGCTCTGCCACTTCGCTGATAGCTTGCACAACCGGATCGGTCTGCCGCATATCGTCCGAGCCTTCGCGGACAGCATCAGCCAGTTTGCTTGCGAGGTTTGACGCCGTGCGGTCATCCTCATAGCCCGCCATTGACCCGTCATCCGCCCCTCCTTCGGCCTTTTTGCCCTTACCGACAAAACGCCCCTTAGCGTCACGCGTCGCGGCTTCAACCGGCTTTTCGGCGTTCCCCTGAGCATTGCTGTTTCGCCGTCCTTTAGCCTTCAGCGCAGGTTCTGCCACGGCCTCAAGCGTAGCGGCTTTGGCAATCTCAGGAATCGATGCGGCCGGTTCTTTCGCCGCACCGTTCGAATCACGCATGATGCGAGAGATAGTCGCATCGGCAACGGTCTCAACCGGCTTTTTGCCGTTCGGGGCAATCTGAGCAGATTCGTTCTTCGGAAGCGCCTTCAGTGCGCTCGTAACGCCTCTTTCAACGGCCTTGCCAGTCTCTGTCGCAACTTCTTTCGCGGACGGAGATTTCTCGCCCGTCGGAGTCTTGCGCTCATTCTGCGAACGAACTGCGGCAACAGGCTCAACCGGCTTTTCGGCGCCGCTCAACACGCGCAGTCCTTCGCCGGTCAATGCCGCCTCAATGGCCGCCACGCTCTTTTCAATGCCTGCCAGCTTGTCGCCGATAAGCTGAAATTCCTCCGTCAGCTCGCGCCCGTCTACGGACTTTCCGACAAGAAAGCCGCTAGAGTCGCCCTTAAAAGGCGGGATGATTTCGGCTTCAGTCGAACGCAGTTTCGCCTGGGTAACCGTGTCCGGCCCGCCCTTGATAGACGGGATTGTTTTGGACTTCGGCGGCCGCAATTTCGTCTTTTTTGGCGGAGTCGATTCGCCCTTGACCGGCTGAGTGATTTCGGGAGTTTCCTGATCTGCCATGGCGTTACGGTCTCATGAAAGTATCCAGTTGCGCGAACTGCATCGTGATTTCTTCTAAGCCATCCTCATGGCGGTCAAGGGACAGTTCCATCGATACCGGCCGGAAAAGGCCAATGTTCTCGTATTGCTCCACGTCCGCCGAGCGCTTCACGAAGCTATGAATGATCTTCACCGTGATGGCGTAGGCGTCAGGCTCGGATACAGTACCGTCGCTTGCAATGGCGGCCTGCATATGTGCCGCAAACCACTTTTTCAACGTCCCTTCGGCATCGTCATAGGTCGTTATCGAGAGCTCCACCGGCTCGATGCTTTGCAAAACGTCATAGTTCGCCGCGCCGATCTTCGTCGAGTCGCCCGTAATCGTGCCGGGCGTATAGTTGACGCTCGTCGCGAACAGATTGAAGAGGCCAGGCACGTTTTGAGAACCCGAATTGAGACGGCTAGAGATTTCCAAGCACCACAGATTCTTTTTGGCGTAGTTCTGCCCGCTCATTTGCCCGAAGATTTCGCGGGCCTCGCGAGGCGACACGCCGCCGAAAAAAGGCGTCTCGGTCGTTTCCACACGGGCCGCCGTCGCGGCAAGGCCCATGTTCTTAACCGGCGTCGCTTGCGTCAATGTCTTTGTCAGCCCGAACGCAGAGGCTTTCTGGGTGACAATCGGCAAGAGCGCATTAGTAAGCGAAGCGCCGATAAGCGAACTAGCCGCCCGCACAGCGCGATTTGCCGCCTCATTGCGGCCGCGCCGCGCAAGGTCTTCAGCCACGCGGTTGAACATGCTCATTTACGCCCCCTGTTTCGCGGGGTTTTCGGGCTTTCCGCCGACTTTTTCGGCCTGCTTTGTCTCTTTCGCCTTGAAGGTGATTTTCTGCTTAGGCTTTTTCGGCTTTCCCTCGCCGTCCGCGCTTTCTTCGCTAGCGCTTTCCTCTTCGTCAGAGTTGCCGTCGTTTTGCGGTTGCATCATGCCGGACATACCGCCGCCAAAGCCTTCAGCGCCTTCCGCGTTTTCATCCTTTTGGCTAAGAATCTTCGCGTAAGTCTTCGCCTCTTCCTCGTCGAGCATCATGCCCTTTTGCAAGAAGTACGCGCCCACGTCTTCAGTCGCGCCCATATCCTTCAACATCTGAAGCGTCTGCACGACCATAGAACCGGCGTTCATGCCATCCGAGCGGGTGCGCTGACGTTCAGCCTCAAGCGCGGACAAAGAGCCATAGAAAGAGATATCCCACGGGCGCTCTTCGGGCTTGAAAACCATGCCGTACTTGTAATAGGTATGGATGTTGATAATCTCGTTAAAGAAGTCTTCCAACGCCACGCGGATGATTCGCGCGCGTTCAGCCACCTGAGCGGACACACGGAAAAAGCCGCCTTCGCCCGCATGGAGCAAAACGTCATCAATCGTGATCGAGGAAGTGCGCCCGGACGTGCCGCCGTTTGCGGGGACGATGGAAAGCACCTGCTTGTCATCGAACACGGGGATGATGTGGCGAATGCGCTCCAGCACCGGGAACCCGCGCTTAACCGCGTTTTCGGCGACTTCCTTCGAGTGGAGCAACATGTTTTTGATTGACTTCAGGAACGCTTCTTTCTGTTCCTGAGACATGGCCTTCATGTTCGCCGTGACGATTTGCTCGTCAATCGAGTCAATCCAGCGCTGTCCGACAAGGCCCAAAAGGGACGCTACCAAGTTATCGTAGGGTCGTTCGGCCGCGAACAAGAAACTGCCGCCAACGCATGACGGCATGATGGGCAATTTGTTCGGGTCATCTTCTTCAATCGGGAAGCGATATGCCTTTTCAACGACGCCATACTGCGGAGTCCAGCGGGTGCGTTGCATCTTGAGACGCGCCATCTGAAGACAGTTCAATCGCTGAAAGCAGTTGTCGCCAATCGAAACGGAATAGCCGATGGTCCGCCCGCCGCGCTCGTACGCCTGTACCAACTGGGGACGTACTAACTCTTCGGTGTATACGTCCACAACGCCCGTATTGTCCGCATACACGCGGGCGTACGCGTCACCGTATGCCGCGCCGATAGCCGCCGTCTGGAAAGCGATTCGATTGAACAAAGGCAAAAGGCCGCGAACGTCTTCCACGACCTTCATCAGCTTTTTGTTCTTCTTCGCCGCCGGGGCTTCTTCAATGAAAATCAGCTCGCCGGTCGTTTCGTGCCCGCCCAATGCCGCCGTAACAAGCAGCTGAATGGCGGAGGCAACGATTGGGTCGGCCTCCATCATTTGCCACTTGTCATAGATCAGCATCCGCGCACGTGCAGCGGAAAGCCCGTGCCCCAAAAGGGACGCGACAGTAGTCATGCCTGCGCCGTATGCGAAGGCGTCAGACTGCGTTATCTGGGCGGCCGGGGCGACGTAATCGTGATTCCACTTTTGGCGAGAAAAGCCGAATCGCGCAAAGAAGCCGCCGCCATTGGATTTGGTAGGCGTTTTCATGAGGCGAAGGGTATCTGCCTCGCCTCATGAAACTCCGCCGATTTTTCCTTTTGGGACTAATGCGCTCTAGCGCTATCATGATTATTGATGGAGCCATAGCCACGGCTCCGCCATTTAATCAGGATTTTCTATGGTCGATCTTACAGGATGTGACTCATACATCGTCAATGGAGCCGTTGACGAACTTATGGAGGCGGCCGTATTCAAGACGGTTGTTCCGACGAGCGACAAGTGTTGCGTTTTTCTAACAACTTACGGCGGCTCGGCCGATGTGGCGTATCGCGTCATGCGTTTCCTGCAACGGAAGTACCCCTGCGTTGCCATTGCGATTGTCGGAAAATGCAAGAGTGCAGGGACTATCATGGCCCTTGGTGCGGACACGCTTTTGATGGCAGAAACGGGCGAACTGGGGCCGTTAGATGTTCAAATCATGGACGGCGTTAAGTCATCGATAAATTCTGGGTTGGATTTTGGGTCAGCCCTCTCCGTGTCAAGGCAGGAAGTCGTGGGGGCATTTGCCTCGGCCTTTCAGACAATGAGAGCCGCAAAGCTCTCGCGAATGCACGCCATCGAAGCGGCGGGAAGGATTGCGCAGAGCGTAGCCTCCGCCCTATACTCTCAGGTGGACCCGGTGACCATTGGCGCTTCACAACGATCCATCGCGGTTGCGATGGAATACGGAATGAGGCTATCCAAGAGGTCTCACAGCATTAGCCAGAGCAATTTGCAACGCTTAATCGCTGGGTATCCTTCCCATTCGTTTTGCATTGATCGGGAAGAGGCGCGAACATTGTTTAACTCTGTAGAGTCAATCGAAGATCACCCAGAGATTATGGACATTTATGGCGACCAACGCGCGAATGTGCTCGCGAATGTCCAAAACGGAAGTTTGGTCCTGAAGGTGCCAAAAAATGATGAAAACCAGTCAAAAATCAACTCTTCAGAAACAGCCGTTAAAGAGTCTTGCGCAGAAAGCAAAGGGAAATCACGAAAATCAGGTGCAGGACAGGCCGGTGGCAAATGAGCCTCGGCAACAGCTCTTTGACATGTTCACAGAAACCTCGCGCCGGATAGCTGAAATTCCTGTCTACGATTTCTCGAAATATTCAGAACCTCACAGAATCTTAGGTTTCTGATTAAAAAAAATGCCCCTCGGCCAACTTGGCTAAGGGGCATCTTCTTTAGTACGCTTCGCGGGTAGCGATATCGCGCAAAGAATCGAAGAATTCCTGCGGCTTGCGGCCTTCGCCGGAAAGCAACCAACGCATAGCTTCGCCGCCGAAGTCCCACATAGCCGTCCCTGCGGTACTCATCTTCACGCCGTCCAGAACAAGCGCGTTTTTGATGATATCGGTACGGCTGATAGCCAGTTCGCCCCCGAACAAATCAGCACCCGATGCTGCCGACATGCCTTCCTGATAGAGGTTGTTCGCCATCTTCGTCAGCTTGTCCGCAATCGTGCGCGCCGAACGACGGAATTCAGAGAACATGCGAAGGATTTCGCTCGCCGCCGTATTGTCTTCAGCGTCGCCGATGAAAGACGTTTGCGCCGCCGCATCAGAAAGCTTTTGCTTCGAGCGAATAGCGTTCACCGCACGGGTAGCCGCTTGCGCGATAAGGTCTCGCACGTCATAGCCGTCACCGAGGCCCGCAAGCTTCGCAATCGCCGGGGCGGCCATCGAAAGGCCGTTGATGATCGATTTCGCTTCAGGCTCCAGCGCCTGAGACTTCAAACGCGTCAAGGCATCATTTTCATACGCCTTCGCGAAAATCGCCGCGTCCGCGCGCTCTTCAGCTTGACGCGTGGGCCGTCCGTCTTCGTCGATCAGACCCTGCTTTTCATTGTCAGGCATCTGGGCAACAAAGTCCGTCAAGCTCTCAATCGTCAACGAGCCATCATCGTACGTCCGGATGCGGTCAAAATCGATGCGGTTCTTATCGTTGTTCGCCGTTTCAACGGCATTCATCGAAAGCGACGTGATTTGGTTCGAACGGTCACCGATATCTGAACGCACGTCCTTCGGCTGCATGACACGAACCAAAACAGGCGCTTTCAGCTTTTCGATGACTTCTTTTTTCAGCCCATAAGATGCCGCATCCTGCATCAGCGCCGCGCGGTATCCGTCCGCATTGCCCTGACGATACGCCTCAGCCACGCCCGTAATGCGCCCGTTACCGGCAATCGCCCGGACGTGCGAAGAATCGTCGGAGAAGTATGACTGATTTACGGCGCCATTAACGTCGTTCGAAGTAAGGACCTCACCGGCCTCAACAACGGCATACTGCACCGAATACCGTTCGCCATCAGGCATAACGGCTTTCGTCACCTGCCCGCGCTGACTTGCGGGGACCTTGCCATAAGCCACGATCGGTGCGCCACTTCCGAACGCCTTTGACCCCGAAAGTCGGTCATAGTCCGGATTCGCGGCGATAGATTTCATCTGCAAAACAGACGATTTGCTAGAGCGGTCACGGTTCTGAAGAATCGCCTCCGCCGGAATTTTGTCAGGGTTCGAAAGGTCGATTTCATCCTTTCCCTGCACCCGTTCTTTTTCGTAGGCCGACGTGTCAACCCCGAGAAGCTTCAGGCCCTGCAAAATCTGCGCGACGGCCTGCATTCTGCTTTTGTCATTCATGTTGCACCCAAAAGAAAAGCGGCAAAACTGCCAAAATGGTAGCTTTGCCGCTGATTGCGTTCGAGGCAACTTTTCTTTGTTAGCCGAATGTACCGTGCAAGTTGATCGGCTTCACAACAACCGAGTCGTACAGCACCCCTTCGTCCTCTTTTGAGGTCAAATCTCGCAGTCTGTACCGCTCTATGGTGTTGTACATTTTTTGTGTCCTAGCCGACAAAGACTTCCACTCTGGGCTGTTTTTTAACGCCCGGATGTCTACTAGGGTTGGGGTATTTTGACAATACTCCCGCATAAATTCGTACCTCGATTCTCCCCAATCATTGGTCATCTTTGCCTCCTTCGTAGACGAAGTGGAGAAAAACGTACTCCCGCTCATCACCTTCAATTTTAACCTTTAGGTGCTTTCCTTGCTTTGGAAAGACGCAGTCTTTTTGCAACAAGACCTCTGCCTCGTGAGGTTTGTACGATATTTTTGCTAACGCGGCGGCCGGATATCCTTGCGGCAGATCAATTATTGCCACACGCCGGTCATCTCCCGTGTACGCCAAGGCAACTGCAAGCGATGTTGATGCAGATGACCACCCGTTATCCATATAAAACTTATCCCTTGTGATACGGTATGCGTGGCCTCTAGAGATGCCACGATAAAGTCTAATCGGGCCTGTCGTTCCTGTTTTGGTATCAAACAGTTGCTCAAGATTTTTATCTGTAGTTCGTTGCAATTCATTAAGTTCTCCGTACCGCTCCCTCTTGCCGCTTCTGAGTGCCTTATTCAGGATTGAGAACGTTCCATTTGCCCCGTCCTTCGTGTACTCCTTTACCGCGGCCAATTGTTGCGGCGTCAGATCGCCATGTATCGCCGCGGCTCGCTCTGCCTCATCACCAATTGCGTAGCCGTCCGATGGCGGAAGGTGCTGTTGCAGTGAAATGGCAATATCTACCCGCTTCAAAAATTGGGTAAGCTCGATTAGCCGTCGCGTGTACGCCATCCGCTCCCGCATGTCATCGCCCATCACGGGATTCGCGAGTAACTGTTTTATCTCGGCCGCCCACCGATCCCACATCAGCGATTCGTACTCAAATTCCCGCTTCATTCGAGCCTCCGTCACCATAAAAAACGGCAAAACGCCAAAAGGTGCTTTGCCACTGATTCCGATAGGGGTGGATTTTCTTGATTGAAGAGCGTTTCAAGCGGCCGCTGAAGAGCTTATACGCGCCGCGAACTTCTTTGCGCAACGATCAAGCCTTGCTAACACTTCGGGAGGCAAGTTCTTCCCGCACTCTTCCCCTTTGATATACCACTCCTGCCGCTCCTTGCCGAGCCTTTCCCACCTTCCGGCCTTCTTCAATTCGTCCACGCTAGGAAGGACGCACCCGCCCGCAAAGTAATCACGCCTTGCATCGTCAATCAAAGCGTACTCCCTCATAACGGCCTCCCGTAAATTAGCGTGTAGCCATTATAGGCCTCGTCATCCGCGTCAAGCACCTCAAACGCCACATCACGCGGAAGAAGTATTTCTTTTTCTTGCGGATTTCGTGACATTTTGCAAATAGACACTGCCTTGTAGCCTTTAGGTAATTCTAAAACTAGAACTGCCTTTACCTCCCCTGCGTAAACCATGGCTGGCAACAGCTCTGTAGACGCAGAAGTAAATCCCGGGTCCAAGTACCTCCTCTTTTCCAAGGATGCTCTTACTACGCTCGCCGAACTGAGCCCTCGATAGACTCTAACCGGACTCTTAAGGCCTGAGGCATTGCGGAACATTTCGTCAAGCCGATTGGCCGTGTTCTGTTCCCCCTCTCCCAGTGGCGGCGTTTCTTCCCCGCGTGCCAAACGCCGGTAGAAGCCGTTTATTTTTGAATACTGCCCGTTTTCACCATCAGCAGAGTACGCCCTGATAGCCTCTACCTGGGCGGGCGTGATGCCGTCATAAGTCGCACTTTTGTGCGCCTCTTCCCCGACGGCCACGCCCGTTCTTGCGTCGACCACGTCTTTTGCCAAAAAAGGCTCATCGTGCCCACAAGCGTTCCAAGCATTTATGCTATTGCAATACAACAGCATCTGCTTAAGCACTCGCGCTCGGTCCATTGGAGCAAGCTTGCGCGAGAGCTTATCTCGTAGCCGAACGAGCCTATCGCTTAATAACAACGGTGTCATTGCCTCGCCCCAAAATCAACTGACGATTTTTGCCGTCATATCGAAGATGACTTTCTGCCACGCGTCGAGCGCTTTTTCGAGCTGTTCGGGGTACTCAGGATTGTCCTTTTGTCGAGCATCAATGGCAACGATAGCGTCGTAGAGAGCGGGCAGGCGCATATCTTCATGCTTGCCATCGATGATGTTCTGCAAGGTTTCGCGGTCCTTGTCCCATTCTGTGGGCTCTTTCGCTTCGTCCGGATAAAAATCTTCGCGCCTTGGTGCTCCATGCAGCGGCGCGAGGTCTTCGGCCTTGATCTCAAGCTCGCCAAGCTTCGCATGAAGGAAGTCGGTGACAACCCCCTCCCCGTCGCAAGTGATTTCAGTCAATTTTCTTTCCACGTCGGGGCTGTCATCCCAACTCCACCCGCGCCACTTGCTGCCGCCCTCATACTGATAAATCCATGGATCACTCTCGGGTCTGGTAACCAACACCGTCGGATGCGCTTTAGCGAAATATTCTTCTGCCACCTTAAAGAAACGAAGCTTCGCCGCTCTTTTAAGTTTTATGGCATTCGTTTTGCTACGCGGGCTATAGTCGTTTCCATAATCGCCATTAATGAAGTCCTGCCACGACCTCGCAAGCTCATCGTCCGACTTGATTACGAGCTTTTCCGGCGATTCAGCCACGTCCGCCCCGAGCATCTTCAAGATGGCAATGATTCGCCCGGCCTTGGAGATCTTGTTCTCAGGCGAATCCTTTACCTCAGCAACGAGGTTCGCCAATTCACCAACAAGCTTCGTGCGTTCTTCGAGTTTTGCGCGTTCATTGATATTCATAGCGAACCTCTAAATTACTTCAGATTAAGAGCGGCTTTGGCGGCCGCGATGGTATAGCGTTCCCACGCGCTCTCTGCCTCTTTAACCTTCGCGGTTCTGTCTGCATTGTTTTCACAGAACAAGAAGACCCTCGGGAACCAATTAGCCAGTAAGGGGCCGTCGTCGATCTCCGGGTGCGTCCCGGCAATAATCTTGTCAAGCTCCTCTTCGCACTTCGCCCAATCGTCCGCAAAAACCGGGGCTATCTTTGGGTTTTGAGGGGCCTTTTCCGGGCCATCGTAACGTTCAAGCGTCCCGTCCTTTACCATCGTCCTGAAGTAATAGAGAATTTGCGCCTTAGTCAGCCCGTCCTTGGAAGACGAAATCCACTCCCATTCCTTATCAGCCAAATGGCGATACCAAATCCCGTTGATAAGCTGGATCACGACGTCGTGGCGCTTCGCGCTGCCTCGCGGGCTTCGCGTTTTGACGCTGATTTCTCCATGGAATCGAGGCCACTCCGCCTCAAGATATTCCATGAGTGCGTTAAGGTCATCCTGCGACGGATTCCCGGCCGACATGGCGTCATATCGTTTGCAGAACTCTTCAACAGAGGTGATTTTTGTCTGTTCCGGCTCCTGTTTGGGCGCAAGGTACGGATCATCCAAGCCGCCCAAGCCCTTGCGAAGCATCCCGAGCGAATACGCTTCCCCGAGCATATAAATCACTTCGGCGAAATCATCCTTGTCAAAAGCCACTTCGGTTCGATTCGCCCAACGAATCTTTTCCCATTGTTCGCCGTTGAGCCGATAAGCACCACCGGCCAATTTGCCACTCCAAAGCGCCTTACCCCAACAGAACTTGTCATAACCATATTTCTTCATGGTGCTAACGATGGCGTCAATAGTGGCGCGATCTCCGTTGCCGATGCCCTCGGAAATCTTCGCAACACTGTCGTCGCCGTCACGAAGGTGCTTGGCAAGGTCAAGTAACTGCCCCTCCGTCATGTTGTCAAGGCTTTGGAACCTCTCTGCCTTCGGCAAGGGCTTCTCGCTCGCGTTCGCCGTTCCGCCAATAATCTTCAGCGTTCCGTTGCGAACGCCCTGAGCGAAGTGATCGAACGCCCAATATGCCTTCCGCGCGGCCGTCTCGTCCCAGTAGCCATTTTCACCCTGCTTGACGCTCCATTTGCCATCTTCAAGCTTCCATTCGTTGTACATAGAAAGCCGTGCATAGCGAGCCTTGCCGTCGGCAACGCCAACGTCCGTCTCGCCAATTCTTACGCTGAAATGCGTCTGCCCAGTCGCCTTCAGGTAATTCAGCATGTGAACATTGGCCGGGGCTTCGGGATTGGTTTCGTCTCGGTAGGGCTCTTCGAAGTTCGCAAAATCTTCGTTATCCTTCAACTCGGGGAAACCCTCTGATTGCGTTGAACCTTCTTCGCCCTTCTTCGATGCCTGTTCGGCAGCGGCTTTTTCTTCAGCCGCTTTCTTCGCGGCCGCTTCGGCCTCTTTCTTCGCCTTCAGTTCGTCGCGTTCTTTCGTTAGGTCCGTAACGCGCTTTTCAGCGACCGCGTACTTCTCGCTAACTTCAGCGAGGCGCTTCGCCTGCTTGTCCGCGTCCGCCTGCATTTTCTCGAATTCAGCCTTAGCCTTAGCCAGTTCGGCCTCAAGGGACGCAATCTCGCTTTCCTGCTCTTCGATTTTCTGAAGGCGTTCGGCCTTCTTCGCGTTCGCGCGGGCGAAGGCGGCCGAATTCTTGTCCGCAAGTTTCATGATGCGGCGCGAGACTTCGTGAACGTCAAGGTCCTTGCCGTGTTCGGGCGCGACAACAATCGTCACGTCCTTCTTGTTAAGAAGCCACTTCCACGAAATCAAATCGTCACTGGGCGCAATCTTCGAAGGCGTCGCGTCCGGGTTATGAAAGAAAATGCTGATCGTCTGTCCGTCTTCGAGATTGAACGTCACGGCAACCTGGGCGGCCCCATTCTTCTTGAACGGATCGGAAATCACCATGCCTTTCATTTCGTCCGTATCTTCTTCAACCTTCAGCTTCGTACCGGCACGATTCATCAGGCGGCGCATGATGTTCATACGGCGAAGCAATTGCTGATACGGCACAACGAGCGCGTCAAACATCAGAACGTCATCGGCATCAGCCAGAATGTCCGCAGACGTAACGGAGTCCATCAACAGGTTTTCAGGGTCTTCACGACGGATGTTGTAAATCACGTCCGCAAGCGACGTATTGCAAGGCTCGGCGGCCTCGGTCCACAAAATGCTTTCCATTACTAGCCTCCTACGCGGCCTTCTTCAAAGTTTCGATTTCCACACCAATCTGCTGCGCCTGATTGTCAAGCGTCAACAAAGCGCTTTCCTTGCGGTCAGCCTCGGCCTTGTCCGCATCGCGCTTTGCCCGCAGTTCTTCGGTCTTCTTGCGGTACTCTTCAATGGCGCTCTTCATTTCCTCGATTTTCGAGGCCTGACGTTCCACGACGGAGACAGTTGAGCGCATTCCCTTCGTCGGGACGGCGACGGCGATTCGGGCCAGCTTGCGCTGAAATGCGGACTGATTCTTGACAACTGCATCAGCGATTTCTTTCAAACCCTTCGTTTGATCGTCCTGATTCTTGATCGGAATCGCCTTCTTATTAAGCAAAACAGTGAAAATGTCGCCCGTCTTTTTGACGCGCAAGGTGACGATTTGGCTATCGGCGAACGTCATCGAGACTTCGCGGTAACTCACGCCTGCCGTGCGCTTAATTTGCTGAGGCACGTCAACCGCCGTAACCGTCAGATTGAGCTTTTCGAACTGTTTCTTGACTTTCTGAACGACCTTGTTCTTATCCGAGAGGTCGTCAAAAGAGAAAAGGAGAGATTTGGCCATTGAGGTTCCCCAAAAAATTACCTCATGATTTTGATGGGGAGACAATGGCTAACAGGCCGCGTTTTTCCTTCGAGAAAGACTTGTCAGCAGGAATTTTCAGGCAATGTAAGATAATCGCAGGCACTCTCAGGAGAAATTGAATGGCTAATGATTTTTTGTCCGTTGCGGAATTTCAGCGACTTGTTTTTGACAATGCCGTA